GCACTCCACTTACATCGTAAAGTTCTCTGAATTGCACAAAGTATTTTAGTCTTGAATTAGTATTAGTTCCTACATCACCTACTACATTATTAAAATCGTAGCTAACATAGTTTTCAAGTACATTACCTATATCAAAAGTTAATTGTGCGCTACTTGGCTGCAATGGATATTTTAACCTTGCTAATGGATTGTTTGTTCCACTTGTTTCGTTTACATCAACTATAAAATTGAAATTAGGTTGTGCAGTGTTGTTTGAACTAACTGTGTATGGCACTTGGTTAAATGCTGCCATAAATGCGTTTGGTGATGTGATAATTGTTATTGCCATTATTTTATAATTACTTTATAATTGCTAATCTTATTGTTACTGCCATTTCTTTTGATAGTGCTTTGTTTAAAACCTTTAATCTTTTAGCACCTACTGCAGGGTCTTTAAAATTCATAGGTTTTATTCCACCTATCTTGGTTGCTACTGCCATTGCCATTGCTTCCTTTTCAATCAAGTCTGCTTGTTTCTTTTTATTCTTTCGGATTAGTTTTTGTTTTCTTAACCCTCTACTGCCTGTTCGTGCTATGTATTGTTTAAAGCTACTTAACATATCAGGTGGCACTCCTAAATTCTTAAAACTGAATTGACTGTTAGGTGCTTTTGATTGATTGAATACACCCTTAACTCCCTCATCAACAAACTCCCAATAGTATTCACCTTTTATTTGGATTCCATCTTTTATTGGGAATGGATATAATGTACTCGCTAATGTACTTGCTTGCTTGGTTCTTGCTTTAGTAGTTATAATCTTACGCATTATATCTATTGAACCATTTGCCCAATTTAAGAACACAGCATTAACACCAGTTTGTAAATCCTTTGTAAAGGTATCTAATGAACTGCCATACTTATTACCTATGTTCGTTGCGCTGCTTGCCATTTTATTTTATCATCTTCACTTTTATCCTTGTAAAATACTAATGTATTTAAGAACTCAATTATGTTCATTTCTTCGTAGTATTCCCACTTGCTTCTATCATTGTTTGCAAGGTTGTTTATCGCTACTATCCAACCCCATTTAGTTTCGAATGTTTGTCCAATATTGGCTTCACTTTCTCCATTGCTTTCACTGCTTCCTCCTCCAAATAGATTAGGATATTGTCGGCTAATTCCTTGTAGTACCTGCAAAAAAAAAGCATGATAGGATATGCCTGCTCAATTTTCATGTGGTTAAGAAACAATTCTGCAACCTCTTTGTGGTTCGTGCCATCGTACTTCTTTATTTTACCATACCAATTCTTTTCAACACAAATCGCTGCAAGTATATTGTGAATGTTGTTTATGATATTCGCTTCATCTTTGCAGAACGAAGTTGCATCAATGTATTGTGCTGCTTTTAATTTTTGAGTTTGCCAAATACATTTAAACCTTCTGCCCTTAACTTTAAAATCCATTTTAACCTTTGCGTTTGGATTTAGGTTTTCTATTTCACTAAATGCTTTTAATTCTTTTGTTAAATCTTCAATTGGCATTGATTCTATTTCATCAAAAGTTTTGTTAGTTAATTCAGCTAACAATTTAATGTTACGATTCAATGGGTCTGTTTCAAGTTCTGCAATTGTTTTGCATTTTATAAATTGACCTATGGTTATTTTTTCAAAATTCATTCTCTTTAATATATAAATTTTTTACTTTTTTGCTAAATCTTCATTGTTGCGTATCTTCCTGCGCTTGGGTTATCAAGTTGGAATATTACGTTATACCTAATTGAATCTATCATGTGATTCCAATTGTCAATATACATATGACTTGCTTTATCTGCATAAACATAGTTGTTTAATTCCTTTGCTATATTGTGACTGTTTGGCTCTACTATGATATTATAGTTCTGCATTCGTATTATACCGCTTTCAATCGTTCCTTTCTTTACTGCTCGTATGTTTATACCTGCATGCCTTAAATCTGCTATTAAACGGTCTTCTGCACTATCTGCTATGATTACCTTGCCTTGTGTTCTATCTTTTAATATTTGGCTTAATACGTGGGTTTTTAAACCATTTGAGTATAAGTGTTCTTTAACGTATATTATCTTGCGTACTTTGTCAATAGCTACTTCACTTAATGCATCAGGGTCAATACTAAAACCAAAATCCAATCCAAAAGAAGTTTGTAATCCGTGTGGGTTAAATTCTCCAAATGTCCAATTGGTAAATACTACACCCTCTGCTTTATTAACCCAACCACCTAAAACAATATGTTTGTATTTAGCAGGGTTATTATCCCTTATTCGTTCAATCTCGTTTAAGAATGATTCATCAAGATTCTCAAGGTTATTCATGTAAGTAGTATGAATATAGGTTGCATCTTGATGTATGCCAGTATAACCCTCTATTACCCCTCGTTCTTCAAAAAACTTCTTGTATATCCAATGTTCTTTTGTTGCAGGGTTTAAGATTAATATTATACGGTTCTTTTTACCTTTTTGCCTTATTGATAGGTTTATTTTATCAAATGTTTTTTCATCTACTAATTCTTCTGCTTCATCTAATATCCAAGTTGTAACACCTTGCAATGATTTTAGGTTAGCTGTTTGGTCACCACTTGAAGTTTTTATACCTTTAAATAATATTTCACTCCCTGACCTTTTATTCTTTATTTCGCTTTTTAATATTTCAAAATCATCTTGCAATTCAAGTAGTTCAATTTTTTCTTGAAATTCAGGAATAATAGATAGGTGCGCACTGGTCATGGTTTGCCTTGTAAAAAGTATTCTATGCCCACGTTCATAACTTAAAAGTGATGCGAACCTACCTATCTCAAAAGACTTACCCGAACCACGACCACCTGTTACAATAAAGTAACGAGTATCATTATTCAGTTGATTCCAAATCGGTTTGTGCCTTGCTATCATATAGTTTGCTTATATCAAAGTTTTCATTTCTGTTTGTGTTTTCACTTTCAACAAATGTCATTGATAGCTTTTTAAGTTCTTCAGGTGTTGCGATTAGTTTCATTAATGCCATTTGTAAAGCAGGTGCATTTGATGTGTACCATTTAGAACGCATTGATACCTTTAGTGTTGTGCGATTTATTTCTAATAATCCTTTTAGCTCGTTACATTCGTTACTATCAATTGGGTAGTATTCATAAAATGTTTTCTTTGCTATTGGTAAGAATGCAACTATGTCTTCAACAAAAAATAGTTTATGTTTTACTATTGCTTCTTTTGCTTGTTCGAATATTTTAGTCTTGTCGTATGCCATTTCGTTTTATTATTAATGTAGGGTCTAATTTTTTCATTCGGTCTATTATCACTTGACAATATTTAGGGTCTAATTCCATTCCGTAGCATTTACGATTTAATTGGTGTGATGCTACCATTGTTGAACCTGAACCTAAAAATAAGTCTGCTATAAAATTACCTTTAAATTTATCTAATAAAATATTTAACATACCAATTGGTTTCATTGTAGGATGTGGCTTAATTCCATTTACTTTATCTGCCATTCTATTTGCCCAACTAACATATTCATATCTTATAATTTCCCTTTTTACTTTTCTTTTACTAAATATAGTTTCAAATGAAGACCCTATTATTTTATCATATTTATCTTCTACCCTTTTATCCCATATTAACCAACTGCCTTCATTTTTATTTGGTATATAATCTGAATAATAATCTGCTCCAAATAATATTATATCATCACAATAATTAAAAAAAGTAAATATAATTGATGGGTCAAATTGCTTATCATCATTTTCAATATTATCGTGCTTTCTACCTGGTTTTATTGTATCACTTCCCATTTTAGAAAAGTCAGCATCTAAATTCATTCCATAAGGTGGGTCTGTAAATACCATATCTGCTTTCTCACCATTCATAAGTTTAGCAACTGAATCTGAATCCGTACTATCCCCACACAATAACCTATGTTCTCCAATCTCAAATAAATCGCCCAATACTATATCGGTTTCAATTCCACCTTCAGGTGCTTCAAAGTCATCTTCTTCTGCTTCTAAATTAGTTACTTCAAAATTAGGTATGTCTAATCCCCATTCAGTTAATTGTTCTGTATCCCAACTGTTAGCCAAGTCATCCCAATTCCATTCTCCAAAGCCTACATTATCCTTTATTATAAATTCATTTTGTTGCTCTGGTGTCAATTCACTTGCTTTGATTATTGATACTTCTTTTAAACCTGCTTCAATACATGCTTTTAATCTCATATTGCCACCAAGTACTATCATTTCATCATTCACCACAATTGGTCTTATATCCAACATTTGAGGAAATTCTTTTATTGATGTAACAAGTTTTTTAAATTTGTCATCTTTAATAATTCTTGGGTTATTTGGATTGCTTTTTACTGCGCTTATTTTTACTATTTCTATTTTCATAAATGCGATTTGCTCATCGTGTAGACAAACGGTTTTATTGGGTTTGTGTGTTTTTTGACTTTAAATTATTTATTTCTCTTTGCAAGTAGAATAATGCTTTTTCCAAGTCTTGTATTTTATCATCCTTTTTTCCTGCACGTAATATGTATTTGATGCTGTTTCCGAGCATAAAGTTTAGTTCATAGTGTTCTATTACCTTTATTGGTTCAAACGTATTATTTACCCCACCATAGTGTTGAGGATGGTTTATGTATTCTTTTATCATATTAGTTCGTATATAAAATTCATATCTGCTTTGCCATTGCCGTGAATTATAGTTGGTTTAAAGTTATCTTTAGTTATAAATATATTATTCTCTAT